AGTATAGTTTAAATACTCAAGGGGCGAAAGATAACAAAACACAACATTGAAAACAATTCGCCTTTTGATTAAAAAGTAAAATCAAAATAAAAAACTATTTTATAAACTAATTAAAACTACAATGATTACATTAAAAAAAGTAAAAGAACTATTGGAAAAAAATGAATATAATTTTGAAAATCTAAAAGAATATATTGATTTTGACGATGTATTTTATAACTGAAAAGAATTTAAAGACACAGAAGACTTTGAAAATGAAGTAACAGAAAATTTTATAAACTATATTGAAGCTTTTATATATTATGCAGATGCTATAAAGTTTTTACAAGAAAACGACCCTAGCTTTCAACAAAGTTTAGAGGCTGCACACGATATGGGTTATAGTTGCGACAATTTAAACAGTTCAATTTTAGCTAATCTTTTATTACAAAGCTATCTACAAAAGGAATTTATAAAGCTATTAAATATGATTGAAGACGACGATTAAAAACTTTTAAAACTTAATAAATAAAAATGGAAACTATAATTAATAAAATGACAAGCGAAGTAGAAATTATTAAAAAAACAATCAAAGCTCTAGAGGATGCAAAACTAAAAAGCTTTTGACCTAAAACATTAGAAAATTTTAATGAAAAATATAACTTAGTGACTTATGCTAAAAAACACGATATGGACGTTTTAAATGAATTTCATATTAGATATGATTACTTTGATGCATTAGAAAAAAGAGATGCTTCAGATTGGACTAGTACTATCAGTACAAGAACACCAGAAGAAGCTTTGAAAAACTTAAAAGAAATACTACCGTATAAAGAAAAACAGCTAGAAAAAGCTAAAATGACAATTAAAAAAGAAAATGAGATATTAGAAAAAATGATAAAAATAGATAAACTATTGACTAATATAGATTATGAAAACTTTGATAGTAGTATTACAAAAAAAATATATGATAAAAATTATAGAAAATTTAATAAATTACATAAATTATTTAAATAAAAAACTTTTAACACTTAATTAAAAAGTATTGTTATTTATAATCTATAAGTATATTATGCTTATAGTTTATTGCTGGAATAATGACTTGCACGAAGAGCTATGAGGATTACTTGTACTAGCTTGAGTAATTATATATTACACTACTTAAAACTTTTAAAAATTAAATAATAAAAACAATGATAAATTTAAAACAAATTTACAAAAAAAAATGATTTTATGTATTTAAAAATATTATAAAATCTAAAGTAAAAAATAATTATATTGAAATAAATTGAAAAATGTTTCAGTATAATGAGTGAGTAACTGAAAATTTAAAAATTGAATGGTTTACTATATTTTGAAACTGAATAGCAATAGATTTTACAAATAAAGACTAATTAAAACTTTTAAAAACTAATTAAAATAAAATGATAACTACACTTTGATTAATGATGGCTATATTCTTTGGACCAAATCAAACACAAGAGCAATATTGTTTAGAAGCTCAACGGTCACAGGAAATAACAATAATAAATAATAAGCCTCAATTAAGTTATGAAGCTATAGTAAAAGAAAATATTTGTAATAGAATATTGACAAATCAAAAAAAAAATAAGTATCAATAAAAGAAAGAAAAGAAAGAAAAGAAAGCATCAATAAAAGATTGTATAATATATATAATTCATAGATTAAAAAGATATAAAAAGACTACTTAAAGACGACCTGGATTAAATGGTTGTTTTTTTGGTTTCGTAAGTTTTGAAATGATTTGAAATTGTGGGGAATGAAATAATAATATTTTTAAAAACAAATCTTTGAAAAGCCCTATATGCTCAACAAAAACTGAAATATAGCTTTTTTTGAAGGAAAGGAAAAAAGTGACAAAAAATACAAGGAATATATAAATATAGAGAAAATAAAAGAAAATGGTAATAAATCAAAAGAAAAGAAAAGAGAAATTAAAAGGAAAAAACAAACAAGCCGGCTTTATTGGACAGGTTTGGACAAGACGGGCTAAACAAATTAGACATTGCTTTAAAATCTCGGCTGGTTAATTTGAGACCGCCAAGGGGGTCAAACAAAAAAATTTTTAATTAAAAAAAAGAGTTCCTATTACTAATTTTTTACTATACCCAATTTTCTATCTACAATTTTTTCTAACATACCAAATTTCTATCTACATATTTTTCTAGCATACTAATTCCTATTAATAACAATTTAACAGTGACACTGTGATTAGAAGTATATAAGAGTAACTTTCACACTTTTTTAGTAAACAGTAGGTATTAACTACAATATATAAAAAGTCACTCCAGACGATAAAGGGTGTTTTTTGACATTTTACCAGCATAAATATTGAAATACTATTATTTTTTAGTAGTATACCATTTAATTTATCATTTAATTAAATTAATGTATACTTATAAATTTAATAAAGATATATTAGATGATAATGTAGTTGTATTTAATAAAATAACTAATAAAGTAGTAAAGAAGTTAGTAGTTAATAAAGAAAAGACAACAGTTCATAAAAGTTTTATAAAGCATTATTGTAGTTATTTTGACATTCAAGCTCATATATGAGCTAACTATACTTATTTATTATTACAACTTATACAGACTACATTAACTAAAACACAGAAGATTAGTCCAGAATTATTATTAGAAACTTGATATTATAGTGAAAGATATTTTAATCAATTTATTAAGAAATTAAAAAAAGAATGAATAATAGCTCAAGTTGAATTAGGTAAATATATAGTAACTTACTTAAATCCATATATTGCTATGAAGAGTAGAACAGTTGATTATGACATAATAATGTTATTTATTGACTTTGAGTGGGTTAAACAATCTACCTTAAAGATTTCAAAGACTGATGAATAAAAGTTTTAAAACTAAATTAATAAAATGGCTAAAAGAAAATCTACATTAATTAAACAAAAGAAATGATGAAGACCTAAATTATCACATAAGAAAGAGTCTAAAAGAGATAGAGACAGAAAACTTAAAACTAAACGGAGAAACAAAATATTAGAATTAACTAAACAAATAGAAGAAACTACAGATAAAGATGAAATTAGAAAACTTAAAATGAGATTAAATCAATATAGAAAACAATTATTAACTAAGTCAAGTGTATGAGTAGCTATAGAAAAAGAAACTGGAGTGAGTTGAAATGACCTTTTAGAAAAAATGAATAATAAAGTAGTTCAACATATAGAAGGTAAAGTTTATGATTATTTGATTTTATCTAAGAAACAAACTGACACTTTAGAAAGTTTTTTTAGCTGAGAGTTTACTGAAATACTTTATTGAGGTTGAGCAAGATGATGAAAGTCTTATTTAATTGGTGTTATATTAGCATTATGTGTTGCTAGTATGCCTGGTAGTAAATGGTTATTATCAAGAACAGTATTAGCTGAATTACAAGCTACTACATTATCTACATTTAAAAAGGTTCTTACATCGCTTTGATTTTGAGATAAATCATACACTGATAAGATTAGAGAAAAAAAGAGAATGGAGTTTAGAAATGGTAGTGAGGTTTATGTTATTCAAGTAAATTATGAACCATCAGACCCTGAGTTTGATAGATTAGGTTCTTATTCTTATACTTGAGCTTTCCTAGATGAAGGTCAACAAATGGCTACTAAAGTTAGAAGTGTATTAGATGGTAGGTTTAGTGAAACTAGTTGAAACTTTAAGTTTAGAGTTAAGAGAGTTCCTTGAAAAGAGCCTGATTGGAATACACTTTGATACTCTAAGACAATAAAAGTTGTTAATGAGGCAGTATATTCAGTAGATGAAATTACAACTCCATATGAAGATATAAAAGAAATAATTCAATATGGTAAATATTATGCTGTGATTACAGAATATAAATATTTCAATGTTCCCTATACAATAAATAATGTAAAAGAAGTTTGAGATTATTATGAAGTTCAAGCTGTTTGGAGATTTACACCTGTTACTTTAATTAGTTGTAATCCTTGAAAGAACTTTACTTATTCTGATTTCTATAAACCTTATTCTAAAGGGTTAGCTGAGTGAGATGAATATAAATACCTTACAACTAAATTAGATGACGGCACAGTCTTTAAGAAGAAGTTTATAAGGGCTTTAGTAACTGATAATCCTTTTATTGAGAAACAATATATAAGAAGACTTGAATGAAGTTGAGATGAAACTACAAAACAAAGATTGTTATATTGAAATTTTGAGTATGATGATGACCCTAAAATATTATTCAACTCTAAGCATTTAGTAGAAATGTTTAATCCTGTCTTTGATACTACTAAAGATTATACATATTATTTAACTATTGATGCTGCTAGACAAGGTAAAGATAAAACTGTAATAATGTTATGGCAGTGAATGAATGTTCTTAAAATAGAGACTATAGATAAAGCTTCTTTAGTTGAACAAGCTACTATAATTAGAGAGCAATTTATCCTTAAATATTGAATAAATCTAAATAATGTAATTGTGGATGAAGTTTGAGTTGGTTGATGATTAGTAGATATCCTAGGATGTAGATGATTTATTGCTAATGCTAGTGCTATAAACCCTTATGCAAGTAAATATAGAGCTGATATGAAGAGAAATTATGCTAATTTAAGAACTCAATCTTTCTATTATCTTAAACATTATATTGAAACTTATAAAATACATATTAATTGCAACAATACTTTAAAAGAAATCCTTTTAGAAGAATTATGATTTATAAAAACTGATAGTATAGATAGCGACACTAAAATAAGGTTAGAGTCAAAAGGTAAAATGAAGTTAATGTTGTGAAGGAGTCCAGATTATGCTGATGCTTTAAGTTTTAGAATGTATTGGATTATAAAAAACCATCACGAAGGTAATGTAGACAATGCAGATAAAGATGTAGTAGACCCTATTTTAGAAGATTTAGAAAAACAAGAATTAGAAGAAAGAGACGAAGTTTATAATATTTCAGAGGATGTTGATTTAGATGTTTATTAACTTGAAATGTAATAATAAATATTTATATAGATAGTGATACTATTTATTTAGTTATATTAAAATATGAGAAATGACTTAAAGTTGTTGATGTCTGAAACTAATATAGATGTTGATGATATTTTAAATAAAGTTAGGGAAGAATTTAATATTTGACTTAATTTTGTTATAAGTAAAAGAAATAAATTCAACACTGACTTAAAACTATATAATAATCAAAAACTTAACTCTGAGAAGATTTGAGATGCAACAGTATATAATGTACATAGTGCATTAATGGCTAGATTATATATGTCTAAACCAAATGTATCTTTTGAATGAACTAAAATTTGAATGAACTTTGTGACTGATAATATAAATGCGGCTTATAAAGAGGATTTTGAAGAAGAAGATATGGAAAATATTAAATATCAAAGACTTTGGGATGCTTTATTTTTTGGTGTTTGAATAGTTGCAAAAACAGGATGGGATTGAGTTAAAAAAGAGACTATATTTCAAAATATTGACCCTAGAAATTGGATACCAGACCCTATAGGTAATTATACTACTTGAAATTATAGATATACTTGATTTGAGAAAATTATTAGTGAAGTAGATTTAAAACAACAATGAATACGGAACGATGATTTAAATCCACTAAATACTACTTGAGTTGGTGCTATGTGAGCTCAACAAAATTTAAATGATGACCATATAAGAGGTTGAGTAGGTAATTATACTGCTTGAGACGAATGATATGCTATTTATTATCATTTTACTACTATAAAAGGTAAGAAAGTACAAATAATAACTTGAAATGATAACACTTTAATATTAAATGTATCTATACTAAAACCTGTATTTAAAGCAGAAAAAAAAGATAATAGTTTAGTAGAATTCCCTTTTAGTTTTACTTACTATAGACCAATAAGAAATGACCCATTTGGTAGAAGTGTAGTAGATGACACAGGTGATGTTCAAAGAGTTAAAGCTATTATAGCAAACCTTAGACTAAATAAATCAAAAGCTGAATTGTATCCTATGTATTTATATAATACTAGACTAGTAAAGAATAAAAATGATTTATCGTTCTGATTTAATAAGTTAATTTGAGTAAATCCATTAGAATGAGAACCATTAAATAATGCTATTACTCCTATACAAAAGGACTTTAGAGCTGATAACTCATATTTAATTGATGACAGCCTAGATAAACAAGTTGAGAGGTCTACTTCTGTTTGACCAACTTCACAAGGTTCTACACCACAAAGAAGAGAAACTGCAACAACTAATAGTATTGTTCAAAACAATGTAGATGTAAATATGAACTTTATGTCTAAGATTGTAAATTGGTGAGAAAAACAAATAGCTAAATTATGGTATAGAGGTTTAGTTGAAAATATGATGCCTTGAGATAAAAAAGTTGTTAAAATATACAATTGATTTACTACAGTACCTACTACATTAAGTATAAAAGATTTAATAACAGATGATGAGTATAAGATTGTAGTTAAATCATCTCTAGATAAATCAGAACAAGAACAAAAGGATGTAAATGCTTTCAATATGGCTTTACCTATGTTACAAAGTTTAAACTTGCCTAAGCCTAGTTTATATAATGCTTATAGAGATTTTCTTAGAAATTTAGGATATGATGAGAAGAAAATACGGGTTACTATACCACAAACTCCAGAAGAAATAGAAGTTGAACAAGATATTTCTTTATTACAAAAGGGTATTCAAGTGACTCCAGACGAAAATACTGATGTTGATACTGCTTTATTATTAATAAAGAGATTACAACCAAGTAAAGTAGTTGATGTATATATAGCTACTTTATTAGACTTAAAGAAAACTAAAGAACAAACTGTTCAAGCACAACAAGAGGCTCAAGCACAACAATGACAAGAACAACAAATGCAACAATGATTAAAATCCAATGCTGTATCTCAAGCAGGTAGTGCTTTACAAAATATGGCACAAACATTTACTAAATAATTATTAAACTATGACTAAACAACAAACAGAAGCTAAACAAAACATTAAAGATTTAAAAAAGTTAAAAGAAAGTAAAGAATTTAAAGAATTATTAACTAAATTAAATAATAGAGCTGATAATATTAAAGAAAAAATACTAGCTGATTTTAAAAACTGAACATTAAATCAAGAAATAAAATATTCTGAAAATGATAGAATACTAGCTAGATGGAAAGTGTTTAATGAATTAGTAGATGAACTAAATAAGATTGATTTACCTTGAGCTAAGCTAGTTAGAGAAGTATTTGAATATCTTATTAAACAACAAGAAGAGACAATTACTACAGCATTAACTAATGCAACTTGAACTTGACTTTCTAAGTTTATTTATGCTAAAAAAGAAATTGACTTGACAACAGCAGGGGAAATGAGTATCTTAGAAATAAGAGTAGACGGTATGATATGACAAGACACTAAAGAATTAGAATGAGAAAGTGAAAAAGTTTATGAATAATGTCAATGACTAATTGTGTTAGGTGATTAAGTTCATCTAACCATATTAGGCAATGACCTAAGCTATTTAGCATATAATTAAACTACTATGGAAGACATCATTGAAAATGAGGAATTATTAGATGACTCATTGGAGAATGAAGAGTTAAGTCAGGACTCTGATAAACAAACTGATAACATAAGCAACTTCAAGAGATTGTCAAAAGCATATAAATGAGCTCTAGCTAAGAACAAAGAATATGAAGAAATGCTTAAACTAAAAGAAAGTAAAAAAGAAGAAACTCGTGTAAATGATACAGATTTAAGATTTTTCTTTCTTGAGAATGAAGAGGCTATCAATTATAAAGATGAAATAAGAGATACACTTAATAAATATCCTAATATGGATTTAAAAGATGCTTTAGCATTGGCTAAACAACTTAAACCAAAAGAGAGTGAAACTCATAAAGATTTAGATTTAGTATCTGAAGTTAAAACTTGAAAGAAAACTTTAGCTGATTTATCTGAAGAAGAAGCACTTGCTTTACCAAACACAGAGTATTTAGAATGGGTTAAAACTCAAAAGTGATGAAATCCTTTATGAGCTATGAAAAGTTCAATATGGGGAGATTAATATTTATAAATTAAATTATTTAGAATGGCTAACACACTAAGTCCTTTAGTAAAACAGAGATATACTAAAGAAGTTCAAGCTTTATTGGAAGCAAAATTAGTTTCATTTGCATTGGCAAACACAAAACTATTAGCAGATATGCCTAATGGTAATGTATTAAATTATCCTAGACCAAGTTATTCATCAACTGCTCAATATACAAAATATACTGATATGGTAGATACTCCATTGAAAACAACTAACGAAACAATGAGTATTGACCAACATCCATATATATCATTTGTTATTGATATTGAAGACGAACAAGATATTGGATATGATATTATTCAAGGTCAAATAAAAAGAAATACTTATCAATTACAAGCTGATATTGATTGAAATTTCTTTAATGAATATAAGAATGCTTGATATAGTAATAATACTCCTGTTACTTTAACAACTTCAAATGTATTTGATACTTACGGTAATGCTTATGCTACATTAACAAATGCTGGTGTAGATAGTAATGGTATCGGTGTAATTGTAGATGCTTTTTCTTTGAATAAGATTGGTGCTTCTGCATTAGGTAGTACATTTAATACTGCTGATAGTGTTTATAGAAATGGATTTACAGGTGCTACATACCAAGGTATGAAAGTATTTACAAGTTCAAACTTAACTGCTGAATGAGTGTTAGATTTATCTACACAACCTAGTGCTGGTGATACAGTTACTGCTAATGGTGTTGTATTTACATTTGTATCTGCATTAACAAGCAATCCTTGAGATGTTCTTATTGGTGGTGCTGCTGCTGATACTGCTGCAAACTTTAATGCTGCATTTAATAATGGTGCTGGTGCTGGAACAACTTATACACCTATAACTGTTGAAGTTAGAGCTAATAAATTGGAAGGTTTATCAACTGTTGTTGCTGGAACTAATGTAACATTGACTTCTAAGAGAGGTTATAAAGTATTATCTTCTAGTAAAGGTATTTGGGGAGCTGTTACAATTCATAATATTGCTATGCAACATTGAGCTATTGAATTAGTAATCAGAAACCAAGTAATGTTAAAAGAAGAAGATATTCAAAAGCAATTAGGAAGGAGATTCACTACTCATACTAGATATGGTATAAAAACTTTTTCTGAAGGTGCTGAAAGAATGTATGATATTAAAATCACTGCACAAGCTGCTTGAAAATAATATCAAAATTAAAGAGGGTTATACCTCTTTTTTTTATACTTGAATTTATTTAGTATATTCTTATACAATAAGTATTTATTATTTAACCTAAATAAAATGTATTATGAAGTGCTAAGAGGGTGAAAAAAGATTAAATTATTGCAACATCAAATATTAAAAGATGATGTATTTATTTGAGAAGTAATAGAAAAAGTTAAAAAAGAAGTAGAAATCCCAGAGAAATTTACAAAACACGAACTACAAAAAATGAAATGGCCAGATTTAAGGTCTTTGTATTCTAAAGTTGTATGACCGCTAAAGACTTGATTATCTAAAACACAAGTAATAGATGCTTTACTAAATAACAAATAACAATGGATGTAAGTAAAATGGTTAGTATGGTTCAAGATTTGACTTGAACTACAATACCACCAGAGACTATATTGAATTATATTAATATGGTTAAAAATGATATTTGGACTACAATTATAACTGCTACAGATGATTGATATAATTGGACTTTTTGGACTACTGATACAGTTCCTTGACAAATAGAATATAGACTAAGTAGCATAGCAAGTTCAGAAGATTGAACTTTAAAACTTAAATGAGTGAGTGTTTGTTATGATGATACTAAAAAATATCCTAATTGACAACTTATCTATAAAAAAGCTAAAGAACAATCTATGTGAAATTTAAAAGAAGATATGAATTACTATGAAAACTATTGAGATTATGAAAATCCTATATTTATAGTTCAAGATAATAGTGTATTTATCTATCCTGCACCTAAAAAGGTTGTGGCTAATTGAGTAAAAGTATTAGGTATTAGAAATATACCAGACTATACTCTAACTACATTAGAGAAAGATACTATGATAAGACCTCAATATCACCACTATGTAGTGCAATGAGTAATTCCTTATGTATATAAGAGAATGAGACTTTATAATGAGTATCAAATAGAAAAACAAGAATATGAAGCTAATAAGAAAACACTCGCTGCTAAATTAAGTGAAAGGACTACTTGACCTTTTTATGCTACTTATGAAAATGAAAATGTGAATTAAAAATACAAATAATTTTACTTGAGGTATTTGAAATAGTAATTATATTTGAAGACCTTGAAGTTATGCAGACTCATTAAATGTTGATGTATATGATGAACAAGGACTAAAACTATCTAAATGAAATTGAGATGAAAATGTAATAAATACAAGAAATGATTGACAAATAATATGAGCTGTTTATGCTTCATCATCTGCATATAAAATATATGCTACTAAAGATTGATGGATAGAAGTTCATTTTGATGCTAGTAAAAGTTTCCAATTCAAAAATAATATTTACAATATATTTACTAAACAAATATGATGAAATTTATATTGAGTTATTTTGTCAGTAAATTGAGAGGTTTATAAATGGACTGTAGACGAAACTGCTAATGATTTATGAATATGAGCTAACTGAGCGAATATAGTCCAAGTATGAACTTTACCAGATGTAGATTGAAATACATCTTCCTTTTTTAGTAATTGTCCTTTTCTAATAAATTCTGATTTAATTTATGTTGTGTGATGAAATTCATTCAATAATACAGTTTTTACTATTGATACTACTACTTCTCCTTGGCTTATAAACAGTAATTTAAAAATAGAGGATTGATTTACTACAACTTATATGTCTTTAATATGAAGTAGTGTTCATATAGTATGATATGATTGATGAGGATGAAAAGAAATATATTGGGATTGAGTATCTGACACATCTTCATCTCCTAGAACATATTGAAATAGATTTATTGGTTGGTATTGAAAACCAATTGCTTGAGGTGCTACATTCCAGAACTCAAATTATTATATAATAAACAAAGATTTATATTTATCAAAATGATATAATTCACAAAGATTATATAAAGAAAAGAATTTTAAAGTTTGAATAAATAATGCTTTAGAAACTATATGAGAACATTTATATATTCCTTGACAAAATAAAGTATATAGATATTGACAACCCACTGTATGATTACCACATCAACTATCAGCTATGAGAATAGATTGAGAGATAACATATATGGAACATCATTGACACTTCTTAAATGTATTTACATTTTCAAATGATTGAACTACTAAAAATAGTGTAAAAGAATTGTATTTCTATAATTATAGTGAAGACTTTTGAACTTTATAT